TCATGACGCGTCTGCTTCGGTCTGCATCAGGAAGATATTGACGCGCAGCAACCACGCGTTCTCACCCGCGCGGACGGCCCAGACGGGCGGTTTGGCGTCCGGCGCGGCTCTCGGCCCGGCGGAATGGCTGAATCCTGCCTTCATGAAGGGCGTGTTCTTCGGGAGTGAAGCGACGATATCCAGCTCACCTCTCTCCAGCTTCCTCATCAGAGCGTGAGCGTCACCGGTCTTTGTAACGAGCTCGGCGTCCATTTCGCTGGCGAGCGCCTGAAGCTTTGCGCGGTCGTCGGCAAGGCCGGCTACGCCTGCCACCAGGCCGGCGCGGAGCTGGCCACCCTCAACCGCTTTCAGGGTGGAGTGCGGATCCCTCGGCGCGCTGCAGGCGGCGAGCCCCAAGCCGAGCACAAGAAGCAGAATCCTCATGGTTGCGTAAACGCGCAATCGCCGGACCGGGTTCAATCGAACCTGGTTACGGGGAAAAGAAACGATTTTTCCCTACTCTTTACGTGCATAACCGCAGCGTTTTCAGCTGCCTGCAAGTTTATCGCCGGGAAAAATCAGACCGGGACGGGCGCGGCGCTATATTCGGCAGGCTCGCGGGATTGGGGGTCAGGCGGCTTCCGCCTCGTTCAGCCAGGCGCGGGCTTCGGCTTCGGTGTAGAAATCGGTGATGCGGATGCCGAGATTTTGCAGGTTCCAGCACACCATCGAAGACACCAGGAAAGCCGGATTGACGATGACCGCCGTGTGGCGGCCTTCGAACGCGGCGGTGAAGCGGGAGATGGAGCGTGCGAACTCTATCTCCTCCCAGGTGTCGGAGTCGGTGTCGACGCCGGACAGGTCGATAATCGTATAGGGGCAGGCGGCGCGGGTTTCGGGCTTGGAGAGGGCCTCCATCACGGCCATCCTGTCATCCATCGTCATGACGCCGCTAAGGCTGGCGCGGGCAAGACCCTTGCTCTGGTCTATGACGATCTCATGCATGGCGATCCTCGTTTGCCGGGCGCGCTTCTTTTTGACTTGTCCACAGCCTCGCGCGGCAATGGTTAAGAGGGTCCGAACGCCGCTGTTATCGGGGCGTCAAATAGGCCAGCAGAAACAAAAAATAACAGGAGTAAGCGATGCTGGGATTGATGCAGCGCGCGTTCTCGCGCGCGCCAGCGGCGAAACAAAGCGCGGGCGGGCTGGTGGCGCTATCGGCGCCAGGCGCGCCGGTGTGGACGCCGCGCGATTACGGCAGGATGGCGCGCGAGGGCATGGCCGCGAACCCCGTGGTCCATCGCTGTGTACGGATGATCGCGGAAGGAGCGGCAGGCCTGCCCTTCATCGTGCGGCAGGACGGGAAGGCGGTGGAGAATGATCCGGCGGCGGCGCTGCTGGCCGCGCCGAACCCTAGCGAGAGCGCGCCGGAATTGTTCGAGACGCTTTACGGACACTTGCTGACCGCGGGGAACGCCTATCTGGAGGCGGCGGCGCTGGATGGCGCGCCACGGGAGCTGTACGCGCTGCGGCCCGACCGGATGCGGGTCCGCGCCGGGACGCGCGGCTGGCCCGAGGGCTGGGATTACAGCGCTGGGGGGCGGACTGTGCGGTTCACGCGGGATGCGGCCAGCGGACTCTCGCCCATCCTGCACCTGAAACTGTTTCACCCTGCGGACGATCATTACGGGCTTTCGCCGCTGGAGGCGGCCGCCAAGGCGGTGGACATACACAATGCCGGGGCGGGCTGGACCAAGGCGTTGCTGGACAATGCGGCGCGGCCCAGCGGCGCGCTGGTCTATTCGGGCGGCGACGGGCGGTTGACCGGGGATCAATATGAGCGGCTGCGCGCGGAGCTGTCCGAGGCACACCAGGGGGCGGCGAATGCGGGGCGGCCGCTGGTGCTGGATGGCGGGCTGGACTGGAAGCCGCTGTCGCTGAGCCCCGCCGAGATGGAGTTCCTGGAGGCGCGGCGGGAGGCGGCGCGGGAGATCGCGCTGGCCTTCGGCGTGCCGCCCATGCTGCTGAGCATTCCCGGGGACAATACCTACGCGAACTATCGCGAGGCGAACCTGGCGTTCTGGCGGCAGGCGGTGGTTCCGCTGGCCCGCAAGACGGCGCGGGCGCTGACGCTGTGGGCGCGGCCGTGGTTTGGCGAAGGCGTGGAGATCACCGCGGACGAGACGAAGACGCCGGGCGTGGAGGCCGACCGGGCGGCGGAATGGAAGCGCGTGGCGGAGGCGGACTTCCTGAGCGATACGGAGAAGCGCGCGGCGCTGGGGCTGGAAGGAGACGGGCGATGAGCAAGGTATTGCCGGAGCGCGAACGCTGGCGGCTGGAGCGGCAGGTGACGCTGGGCGTGATCATGGCAATGACGGTGCAGGCGGGCGCGGCGCTGGTCTGGGCCGGGTCGGCGGGCGAACGCCTGAGCCAGCTGGAGCGGCGGGCCGACCTGGCGCAGCCGCTGGGCGAGCGGCTGGCCCGGATCGAGGCGAAGGTGGAGCTGTCCGGCGCGGCGCTGGCGCGGATTGAAGCCCGATTGTCGCCAAACAGTAATGATACGGGACTGGCCGAGACGCGTGCGGACCAATAGGTTCCGCCGCGCGAGAGAAACAAATTGAAGGTTTGACTCGAATGAAGAACGTAATTTTCGCCAGCGCCGCGGCGCTGGCCGTGTCCGCCGCGCCGGCTCTGGCGCAGGACGATGGCGCGGCCCAGTCCCAGCTGACGCCGGCCCCGGCCGAGCAGGGCGCTGCGCAACAGCAAATGTCCCCCGAGCAACAGCAGGCTGCGCAAATCGTGCAGGGCTACATGGTGATGAAAGCCGTGGACGCCTATTCGCAGAAATGCGGCGCGTTTCCGGCGGGCGAACAGGCCATCCTGAACAGCCAGATGGATGAGGTCGAGGCGCGTCTGGCCGAAGCCGAGATCGATCTGAGCGCCGATGTGCAACAGGCGGTTTCCGGCGCCGAGGCGGCGGAATGCGGCCAGGGCGAGTATCAGCAGATGTACGAAGCGGTGGGCGGGCAACTCTCCGTTCCGGTCGACGTGCTGGTTCTGGGCATCGCCGCGGTGGAGGATTCCTGCCGCGCCAAGCTGCTGGACGTTGATAGCGACGCCAGTTTCGATGCGCTGGTGACGGCCCGTCAGGCCAACTACGAAGGCCCGATGCCGGAAAATCTAAAACAGGGCGTCACCCAGACCAGCGCCCAGCTGACCCAGCTTTGCGCCTCCGAGGACGCGGAGATGGTGGCGAACGCCAAGGGCAGCGTGGAGATCGCCGCGGTTCAGGCCGCGCTCGACGCGCAATAGGCTTTGCCTGACAACTGAATAGCTTATCGGAAACCGGCGGCGCGGAATGCGCGGCCGGTTTTCTTTTGCGCGAAGGAAAATCGCCGATGACGAAGATTGCCGGTTACGCCTCCCTGTTCGGGGCGGCGGACCTTGCGGGAGACATGGTTCGCCCCAGCGCGTTTGCCGCCACGCTGATGCGGCGCGGGACGGGCGGGGTGCGGATGCTGTTCCAGCACGAGGCCAGCGAGCCGGTGGGCGTGTGGCGCGCGATCCAGGAAGATTCCTGCGGCCTTTACGTGGAGGGCGAGCTGCTGGCCGCCGGACCGCGGGGGGAGACGGCGGGCGCGCTGGTGCGGGCGGGGGCGCTGGATGGCCTCTCCATCGGCTACCGGCCGACCCGGATGCGGCGCGGGCCGCGGGGACGGGAGCTGCTGGAGCTGGATCTGTGGGAGGTCTCCATCGTGACCTTCCTGATGCTGCCCGGAGCGCGGCTCCGATTGATCGAAACCGAAGACGTGATGGCGGCCTAAAGAGCCGCTTTTTTTGTGCCTGAAAACAAGGAGAGACCATTGAAACAGGACGCCAAGACGATTGCCGCCTCGCCGGAGACCAAGGCGGCGCATCATGATTTCCTGAGCGCTTTCGAGGCGTTCAAGGCGGCCAATGACGAGCGGCTGGCCGAACTGGAGAAGAAGGCCGCCGCCGACACGCTGCTGGAGGACAAGGTGGGGCGGATCGACGATGCGCTGAACCGCCAGAAGGCGGCGCTGGACCGCATGGCGCTGGACGCCGCGCGCCCCGATCTGGGCGAGGCGAAACCGGCCGGGCCGAGCGAGGCCAAGGCCGCCTTCGACGCCTATGCCCGGCAGGGCGACGCGGCGCGCCTGATGCAGGTGAAATCTCTGTCCGCCGGATCGGACGCCGATGGCGGATATGTGGTTCCCGAGGAGACCGAGCGGACCATCGAGGCGCGGCTGGCCGAAGCCTCGCCCATTCGCGCCATCGCCAGCGTGCGGCGCATCTCTGCCGGGACGTATCGCAAGCCGGTGAGCCTGGGCGGGGCGGCGTCCGGCTGGGCGGGCGAGACGGCGGCGCGGCCGGAGACGGACTCGCCGACCATGGACCTGCTGGAATTCCCGGCGGCCGAACTCTACGCCATGCCGGCGGCGACCCAGAGCCTACTGGACGATGCGCTGGTGGATCTGGACGACTGGCTGGCCGGCGAGGTGCGCGACGTGTTCGCAGCGCAGGAAGGCGCGGCGTTCGTCAGCGGTGACGGGGTGAACAAGCCCAAGGGGCTCCTGAGTTATGACGTCGCCGCTGAAGGCGCGCAGGACTGGGGAGAGCTGGGCTATCTGGCGACGGGCGTGGACGGCGATTTTGCCGCCTCCGACCCGCTGGATGACCTGATCGAGCTGATCTATGCGCCCAAGCCCGGCTACCGCGCCAATGGCCGGTTCGTGATGAACCGGCGCACAGTTTCCAGGGTGCGGCGATTCAAGGACGCGGACGGGAATTATGTCTGGCGGCCGGCGGCGGAGGCGGGGCAGGCCTCGACCCTGCTGGGCTATGCGGTGAGCGAGGCGGAGGACATGCCGGATGTCGGCTCTGACGCCATGGCCATCGCATTTGGCGACTTCCGGCGCGGCTATCTGGTGGTGGATCGCCAGGGCGTGCAAGTGCTGCGCGATCCTTACAGCGCCAAGCCGTATGTCCTGTTCTACACGACCAAACGCGTGGGCGGCGGCGTGCAGGACTTCGACGCGATCAAGCTGCTGAAGTTCGGCGTCTCCTGAGACCGAGCCAGCGCGATCCACGAACAAGGACCCCGGGCGGGACACCGTCCGGGGCTTTTTATTCCATGACATTGAAAATCATCACGCCGCCAGCCGTGGAGCCTGTCTCCCTGGCCGAGGCGAAGACCTATTTGCGGGTCGATCATGACGCCGAAGACGCGCTGATCGGCGCATTCGTGACCGCCGCGCGCCAGCGCGTGGAGGCGCTGACCGGGCGGGTCCTGATTTCCACGCGGCTGGTGGAGGTCCGCGATGGCTGGGCGATGAGCAGCCAGCACGCGCTGCCCGCCGGGCCAGTGAGCGAGGTTCACGAGATCCGGCTGCTGACGGCGGACGGGACGGGGGAGGCGGTCGCTCCGGCGGACTGGTACGCGGACCTGAAGAGCGATCCGGCGCGGCTGGTGTCGCTGAAAGGGATTTGGCCGCGCGTGAGGCGCGAGGCCGGCGGCGTCGAGATCGAGTTCACAGCGGGCTATGGCGATGCGGCGGAGGATGTTCCGGCGCCGCTTCGCGAGGCGGTGCGGACGCTGACGGCCGAGGCTTATGAGGGGCGCGGGGCGGAGGCGATGCCGCTGTCCGTCCAGGCGCTGATTGCCCCATATGCGCAGGCGCGGCTGTGAGGGCGAAGCTGAACCGGCGGGTGAGCCTGCTGGCGCCGGTGCGCGCGGCGGCGCCGGGCGGCGGGGCGGCGCTGAGCTTCGACGAGGTTGGCGTCGTCTGGGCCGCGATTGCGGCGGAAAGCGCGCACGAGCGCGGGCGGTTCGAGACGCTGCAGACCGCGACGCGGTTTTCGGGGCGTATCCGGCATCGCGGCGATGTGAAGCCCGGCTGGCGCGCGGGCTGGGCCGGGCGGGTACGGCGCGTGACGGCGGCCTATGACCCGGACGGGTCACGGCAATTCCTGATCCTGATCTGTGAGGACGAGACATGAGTTCGGCATTCGCCGTTCAGCGGGCGGTGCATGAGGCGCTGTCCGCGGACGCCGGCGTGACCGCCCTTCTGGGCGATCCGCCAAGACTGTGGGACCGGTCCCCGCGCGAAGCGGTCTTCCCCTTCGCCAGCTATGGCGGGACGCGCAGCGAAGAATTGCCCGACGGGTTGCAGGCGCACCGGATGACGCTGTTCGCCTGGTCGCGCGAGACAGGGCGGGAGGAAGCGGCGTCCGTGATCGCGGCGATGCGGAGCGCGCTGCACCATGCGGCGCTGACGCTGGAGGACGGAACGCTGGTCAGTTTGCGGGCGGTCTATTCCGACGTGCTGAAAAGCGACGGACGGACCTTTCAGGGCGTGCTTCGGCTGCGGGCGGTGACGGAAGCGGAATGAGCGCCTTTCGGCGCGAATTTTTTGAAGGCTGGGTCCTCCGGTCAAGCCGGAGGATGACAGCGAAGATTTGGGGAGTGGGCTTATGACCGCGCAAGCGGGGAAGGACATGCTGATCAAGATTGGCGACGGCGCGGCGGAGGAGAGTTTCGCGACGCTGGCGGGGCTGCGGACGAGGACAATCAGCCTGAATGCGAGGACGGTGGACGCGACGGACGCGGACAGCGCCGGCGGTTGGCGGGAATTGCTGCCCGGGGCCGGGGTGAAATCGGCGAGCGTGTCCGGTACCGGGATCTTCCGGGACAGGGCTGCGGACGAGGCGGCGCGGGCGGTGTTCTTTGCCGGCGAAGCGCGGCGGTTCCAGATGGTCATCCCGGATTTCGGGGTGCTGGAAGGGCCGTTCGTGATCGCGGCGCTGGAATATTCAGGGCGGTTCGACGGCGAGGCGCAATATACGCTGACGCTGGCCTCGGCCGGCGAGATCGGGTTCTCGGCGCTGTGACGAACGGGGCGCGGGGAGAGGTGCAGGTCGAGATTGGCGGCGCGCCGCGCAGGCTGTGCCTGACACTGGGCGCGCTGGCGGAGATCGAGACGGCGCTTGAGTCGGACGGGCTGGAGGCGCTGGGCGCGCGGCTGTCGCGTCTGGGCGCGGCGGATCTGGACCTGGTGTTGCGGGCGCTGCTGCGCGGCGGCGGCGAGGCGGCGCTGGCCGGTCAGGCGGAGGCGCTGAGCATCAATCCAAAAGAGGCGGCGCGGGGCGTGGCGGAGGCGTTCCGCCGGGCGTTCGGGTAATGACACGCGTGAAATAGATCACGCGTGTCATTGATATGCTTGACAACAATTAAGCTGCGGCCCCGGCGGATAACGCCGCGCCGAAGACGATTACCCAAAAAAGTGAAAATAAAAGCGCTAGAGCAGAGCAAATAATGCCTGCGATTGCACTTCCTTTGCCGGAGGGCTTTGCGAGGCCAATGAAGCCAAAGATGAGCCCCAGCGGCGCGCAGATCCAAGCGATCATGCCTACTATCGGGATCCAAACGGTGACAATCGAAATAATACCCAAGATTAGCGACGCGGTAGCTAACCCATTCCCCTGCGCAGCAGGCGCCGATTGGACATAAATATTTTGACCGGATTGGCCTGGATGATCGGGTGCTGATTCCATGTGGTCCTCCCTCTAAACGCTTAATTACCTTAACGGGAGGGAGTGCAACCACAAGGGGATTGCAAGAAGAATAATAGAAAAATGTCAAACACAACGGTTCAGGCGGGGGACACGGAATCGGAAAATGCATTGGCATGAAATTTTACGTCGCGGAATGGCTTTAGGTCTTTTCCCATCAGAGCTTTGGCGGCTTTCGGTCGCGGAGTGGCGGGCGCTGAACGGCGAAGGCGGCGGGCTGAAGCGCGCGGCGTTCGAGGCGCTGGCGGCGCGGTTTCCGGACAAGGAGGAACAGGGCGGTGAGTGACGGATACGGGGAGGCCGAAGCGGCGGGCGATGCACTGCTGGTCATGGCGGAGGGGCCGGCGCGGGAGTCGGCGGAACTGATCTCTGCGGCGTTTCGTGAGGCGGGACGGGAGATCGAGGACGCGCTGGCCGGGGCGGCGCGTACGGGGGAGTTTTTGTTCATGGCGATGGCGGCCTCCATCCAGGCGGAGTTGTCTTCGCTGGCGATTGAGCGGTTCGTGCGCGGGCCGCTGAATTCGCTGGCGGACGGGCTGATGGGCGCGCTGCCGTTTGCCGGCGCGCGGGCCGAGGGCGGGCCGGTGGTCCCGGGCGGGGCGTATCTGGTGGGCGAGCGCGGACCGGAAGTGTTTCGGCCCGCGAGCGCCGGGGAGATTGGTGGCGCAGCGCCAAACGTGACGGTGAACGTAAATGCGCCGCCGGGCGGCGGCGAGCGCGTGGATGAGCGTGCGCTGGCGGCGCAGGTGGCGCGGCTGGCCGCGCGCGGGATGCGGAGGCTCTGA